AACACACGATTTATACTATAGTAAACACAAGGATAACCCACATTTAAACTTAATTATCCCGATTGTTAAACACTATGAAATATGCGAGAACATTTTTGGAGATCTAAAAGCGAATATTAACAGAGAAAAAACAAAATATGATGAATTCTTTAACAGTAAAACCTCAATGGTATTCAACGCTATCGAGAGAAATGGAGTACGAATACACAATGAAACCTTCAGTGAATACTTCCATCCCGTTGATGGTGAATATATCTACACACAGTTCAACTTAAAAACAACAACAACAAGACCATCTAACTCATTTAAAAACGTAAATTATGCCGCACTTAATAAAGAAAATGGAAGTAGAAAAAGTTTTATACCACGTAATAATAGGTTTGTGGAAATTGATATTAGTGCTTATCATCCTAGTTTGGCTTCTCGTCTCATTGGTTATGATTTTGCCGATATTGATATCCACGCTCATTTTGCTACCCTATATAATGTGGATTACAAGAAATCGAAAGAACTTACCTTCAAACAGCTCTATGGAGGTGTTTTCGAGAATTATAGACACTTGGAATTCTTTCAAGGGATTGAAAAATACGTAGGAGAAACGTGGAGTAAGTTCCAAAGAGATGGGTTTATAGAATGTCCTATTTCAAGTTTTATATATACAAAGGAAGGTTTGGGTGAAATGAACCCACAAAAACTATTTAATTATATACTCCAAAATTTAGAAACTTCGCAAAATGTGTTGGTTTTGTGGGATATGTGTTGTATATTAAGGGGATGTAAAACGAAACTAGTATTATATACTTATGATAGTTTTACATTCGATCTGGATGACAGTGAAACAGAGGTTATAGAAGAAATTAGAGAAGTATTTAAAAAATATAAATTAAACATTAAAGAAGAAACAGGTTATGACTACAATTTTAAAGGGTAATATCAATACGTATAATATGAATTACGACTCAGTAATTGATATAAATACAGTAAAAGATTTGAATAATAAATTATTTTGTACATTTACAGACTTAGATGGTTTGGAAGTGTTAATAGAAGACATAAAGGCAAAATACGACATCATATATAATAAGTTATTTGTTTTAGAAATTGTGGGGAAAGATGAATACGTTGTTACATACAATGTAGATCAAACAAACCTTAATTCTATTCCAGAAAATACTATTTTGGTACATAGAAAAAAAGAAACCAATACCTTATATACTATAAATGCCCTAAACGAGTTGATTAAAAAACTTAATGGTGGTGTTGTAGATACTAGGTATAGAGTTGATTGGCAACATTATAAGAATTGTATTTTACTTACACAACACAATGAGCTTAGCCAATTAAATACAAAAATTTACAAAATAATCGATCTATAGTTTGGCTCCCCAAAATATAGTTCGTATATTCAGTTACATATAAACAGTTATAATTAAAATAGAGTTACATTATGGATTTAAATGCATTAAAAAAGAAATTGGATACACTCCAATCAAACCCACAGGGTGGTCAAAAGACCGATTACACAACCATTTTTTGGAAACCAACAGTAGGTAAACAACAAATTAGAATTGTACCATCAGCGTATGATACTAGTAACCCGTTTACTGAGTTGAAATTCTACTATGGTATTACCAACAAAGTAATGATCTCACCAGCAAATTATGGTGATAAAGATCCAATTGCTTTATTCGCTGGGAAACTACGTGAAGGAGAGTATAATAAAGAAAATTATGTACTAGCTAAAAAGTTAGATGCTAAAAACCGTATTTTTGTTCCTGTAGTAGTACGTGGAGAAGAAGATAAAGGTGTTAGATTATGGCAATTTGGTAAATTAGTATATGAAGAATTATTAGCACTTGCTGTTGATGATGAAATTGGAGATTACACCGATATTGTAGGTGGTAGAGATCTTACAGTTGAAACAGTAGGACCAGAAGCAACTGGTACTCCTTACAACAAATCATCTATTAGAGTAAGAATGAAAACTTCACCACTTAGTGAAGATGCTACTAAAGTAGAAACTTGGACAAATGAACAACCAAATCCTAAGGAAGGATTGTTCAAAGTATATTCATTCGATGAAATGAAATCTGCATTAGAGAAATGGTTATCCCCAGAAGATAACGAACCAGAAATCGCTAATAATCCAAATTCATTCCCAACACAGGCAGCCGCTGCCCCATCAACCGGAAATTTTAGTTTAGATACTTCTCAAGCTAAAAAAACGAAAGTAGATCAATTTGATAGTTTATTTGATGCTCCAAAAGATGATCTTCCTTTCTAAATATGGCGAAAAAATCAACAAAGTCTCTCTCGGCAGCAGTGTCTGCCGAGATCAAGAGCAAATTTGATCTTAATAAGTTTAAATCATCTAAAGGTTTAAATAAA